TTTTTCATTTCTTATCTGCTTTGCGTCTTACCTCCAAAATGGTGAGACCTGTATTGGTCAACGGGTCTCACTATTTTTTTGCACAATGTTCCCATTATACCATCTTTCAAGATCCTGTCAAGAATTATGTGAGGCCAGTATTTACGGTGGTTTACATCAGTTTTGTTTAAAGGATTGTATAGAATTAGGGTAGTAACGAGAGAATCTTTTTTGAAACCTTTGTAGATTGGCTAATCTCAAGCCTTTACGAACATGCTTGAATGGCATTATAGGTTTGGGGCGTTCTCGGTAGGTTAAAATGAAGCAAACCAATAACAGGTGGAGCAATTCATCCATCGGCATTACAGATTTTTTGATTTTTTTACAAGTTTCCTGGGCCAGAAGATAGATTTCCGGTTCCACGTTGCAGGACAGTAGAAATCCATTTTTAGTCTTTGTATTTATACACTTTTCAGGAATATTCAGTATATTTCTAATAAGTTTTTTACATCGGTAGGGAGTAGCTAACCCACTATAATTTAAATTTAATCTTTCTATCATTACTTCTTGAAAGTTATTTAGAAATGGTGTACCTTCCTGATTAAATCGATCAATTACTTTCACCTTCATTTTAAAATACCTCTTGACATATCTTTTGGAAATAATTTAAGATAATTACAATCTTTGTACACGTTATTTTTTAGTGGAAAATTAATTGACTGAAGGAACTATCATGTAATGGCTAAACGGTTAAATTTAAAGGCAAAACCTAATAAAATTACCAAAACCATAAATGATACCCTCATAAAAAGCAAGCTTAGTCTTTATATGGAACGGGGTTTGACAATTACTGATGCTGCAAAACTTATGGGAATAACAGCATATAAGCTTAATGTTTTGCGCTCAGACCCTGAATTTGATGAGTTTGTGGATTCTTGTACGGTTAAATGTGAAGCTGATAATTTGGGTAACATTAAAGATGCTGGAGATATGGGCCAATGGCAAGCATCTTCCTGGTTACTTGAACGTTTGTATCCTGAAAAGTACGGTAAAAAAGATACCATTCGCCATGAATATGAATTGAAACTTAATTCATTTATCCAATTGGTATTTCGAGCTATTAATGAGCTTGATTCCCACACCCGATCTTCCATTTACGGAAAACTCAGAGACATTGATGTTCAAAATGAAGTAATTAATATGCAGCAGTTAAATGAATTAACTTATGAACCTAAAAAGATGACTCAATAATGGAAGCTGCTTTTAGTCAGGAAATAGGTACATTTTTAAAGAGTAAAGTAGCTCATTTGCTTGATGGAATCAATGTTGAATATGAAGATATGGTTCCAAGAAAATCTGAGTGGTTCGTTCAAAAAATTTTAAAAGATACCAGAGGAAAAATAGTTAGAAATGAAGCGGTACATAATATCATGCATCGCTTTATTCGTTTTGCAAGATCCAAAGGTTTTAATAGATATTTAGTATTAGGTGCTTTTGGTCATGGTAAAAGTTTTTGCAAAGGCAATCAAGTACTTATGTACGATTGCTCCTTTAAGAAGATTGAAGATGTTAAAGTGGGTGATTTTCTTATGGGGCCAGATTCCACACCAAGAAAAGTACTTGCTTTGGGAAGGGGCAAAGAACAAGCTTATCAGATCACACTGAAAAATAAAGATTTTTTTAAGTGTAATGAATCACATAAAATGCCTTTTTACATTTCTAATCGATGGAATGGTTATCAAAAAGGTGATATTGTTATAGGTACTATTAAAGAGTATTTAGCTTTGCCTGAATGGGCAAAAAAAAATTGTTGGAAGATTCAAAAAGCTCAATTAGATTTTCCAGAACAAGAAGTAGATTTTGATCCTTATATTTATGGTCTTTGGTTAGGTGATGGTAGTTGTTCTGGTTTGGCTTTTACTATTAATGATGAAGATGAAGAAATCTGTGAAGCATTAGCTGAATGGATGGATTTAAGTCAATTTGAAATAAGAATTGATGAACAAGAATCTAATTGTACTATATATCATTTTAATTATGGCCCTAAAAATAAAGGTAAAACTTATCCTGAATTAACATTTGTTCAATCATCAATAATTGGTAATGAAAAACGAATTAAAAAAGAATATTTAAAAAATTCCAGAGAGATTCGTTTAGAATTACTTGCAGGAATGATTGATACGGATGGACACTTATTTGATAATTGTTATGAGTGGTCAACTAAGTGGATTGGATTAAGAGATGATTTTTTATTTCTTTGTAGATCTCTTGGTTTTTCTGTATCACATAGAACTAAATATGTAAATGATGTTCCTTATTATGTTGTTATTGTTTCTGGTAATACTCATTTAGTTCCATGTAAAACCAGAAAGAAAGCATCTGAACGTAAACAAATTAAAAATCCATTAGTATATGGATTTGATGTAGAAGATATTGGTGAACAAGATTATTATGGTATTACTCTGGATGATGATCATCTTTATCTGCAAGATGATTTAACAATCCATATGAATACTGAGCAATTATGTACTGGATATGTATTGTATCGAATTGCTGAAAATCCAAATATTCTTATCAAGCTTGTTCATGTTTCTGAAACTGAAGCAGTAAAAAGATGTAGAGCTGTCAGAGATTATATTCAGAGAGATGAAGACTTTAAAAGAGTTGCCCCTCATATTATCCCTACCCCTATTTGGGGTTCCCAACGATTCATTGTCAAAAGATCAGCTATGTTAAAAGATGGAACATGTGAAGCCTATGGTATTCAATCAACAGCTATTGGTGGACGTGCTAATCTATTGATCTTTGATGATCCTCAAGATCTTAAAACCGCAGTACTTGAACCTACCACAAGGGTAAAGATAGAAGATATTTTTAAAAATATTTGGTTAACTCGTTTGATACCACAAGATTCAGAAGCAATAGTTATGATGAATAAGTGGCATGAAAACGATTTAGCTGGTGTGATACAAAATAATCCAATTTGGTCATGGATGAGCATTGCTGTTGCAGAAAATAAAGATGGCCTGATATATCAAGACTCATTTGGACGTAGAATGCTTTTTCCAGTGTGGTCATTGTTTAATTCAAAAGATTTGTTAATGAAGCATAAGGAATTAGGTACAAGAGATTTTGATCGTGGTTATCGTTTAATTCCTTATACTGATTCAGATAAGACCTTTGCTTATTTCCTCAAATGTTGTCACTACGGAGTAAAGCCTACCTCAATTATTGAAGATCCTACTAATTGGTATTTTATTGGAGGGATCGACTTTGCTGGATTACAAAGGCCAGGAACAGTTTTAGTGGTTCTCGCAGTTCATAAAAAAACTGGTATGAAAGTTCCTTTAGAAATTGATACATTAAGAGGTTCAGGAGAACTTATACCTCTTATGATTAAATACTTTAGGAAATATGGTTGTGAGCTATACAAAGCTGAAAACAATGGTGTGCAGGAAGCAATCATTGATATGCTTATTTCATCTTTAGGAGATGAAAAGTATAGACGGTATGGGATTAGGGTAGAACCATTTTTAACTGGACGTAATAAGGCTGATCCAATTACGGGTTTACCATCCATTGATAAAGAATTTGAAAATGGTGAATGGATGTGGTGTTTTACTGATAAACCTGAAGTTGGAAATATTGATGAGCGTAATCCTTGGCATAAAGCTTACCAAGAATTCAAACACCATCCTTTTTTTGAAACTTCTGATATAGTAATGGCATCCTGGTTTGCAAGAGAGGGCGCAAAAGAACTATTTCGTGGTAGTGGTGGCCCATCTATCTATTAATGTGTTATTCCGTTATACGGTAAAAAACACAGTAGGAGAATGAATATGAGACTTGGCCCTGTTGAGATTACATTTAGAAAAAAATCATATAATGATTTAGTGACAATGTTACGGAGGGAACAAACTGGTGGAGTTCAGAATTTAAAAACTCAGCCAACAATTCAGTTGTCTGAATATAAATCTTGGGTTTCTTCTTGTGTAAGTTTAATCTCAGATCGTATTTCTACTTTACCTTATTCTTTTTATAATAAAAATACAGGAGAAGAATTAACTACTAAGAATAAAGGTTTTCAAATTTATACAAAACCATTTCGTAATCCTAATGATTTAATGAGTTTCCGGTTTATTAAAGCCTTTTGTCAAATTCAATTAGATATGTGTGGAATGTCATTTATCTATATGGCAAAAAACAAATTAGGTCAAGTATGGGAACTTTGGCCTTTAAATATGAATGACTTTATTCAGTGTCATGTTTCCGATGATCTTGTTAGACCTTCTGTTAAATATGAGTTTAAAAGTGGTACGGGAACTATTGATTTTGATATAAGTCAATTGATATGTTTAACTTATGTTCATCCTCTCAAACCTTACATGGGTGCATCTCCAATTCAGTCACAAGCTTATGCCCAGGATATTGATTCTTATATAGAAATTTATGAAAGAGATTTTTTTAAGAATTCAGCACGAATTGATTTTGCTCTGACTACTGATGAGAAGATAGATCAACAAAAAGCTGATGAATTAAAAGAACGTTGGAGAGAAAAATATCAGGGATCATATCATGATGTAGCTGTTTTGGATTCAGGTTTAAAACCTGTGCCTATATCATATGCTAATCGTGATTTTGAATTTTTAAATCTTGCTCAGTGGTCGATGGAGAAGATTTTTGCTGCATATAGAGTTCCAAAATCAAAGTTAGGATTTGGAGATAATGGCAGGGCAGGTGATGTACAAAGTGATATATCATTTAATAGAGAATCAGTACAACCACGTTTATCTCTTTGGGATGAAGAAATTACCAAAGAGGTAATGCCTACATTTAATGATAGCATTGAATTTAAACATCAAAATCCAATTCCAAGAGATCGTTTAATTGAAGTACAAGAAGGAAGAATTCATGTAGGTCTTCCAACATTAACATTAAATGAATTTAGAGAAAAGACCCACAAGCTTGAAGCAATTGCTGGTGGTGATCGGATTTTTATTCCAAAGGATATGATACCATTGGATAGAATAGATGAAGTGATCGATGCTGGAATTCTTGCCCAGGAAACATCAACAGATCCAGAGGATGATGATCGTGATGATGAGCCTGATTCTCATGTAAACCCTGACGGATCAGATGATAGGGATGATAATCCCACTGATGGTAGATCAATTGATTTATTGGGAAATGGTCATTTCAAAGTTGTCTGTGATGCTGTCAGAGATACTATAAATGATTTTATTAAAAGTAAATTAGTTTCTGAAAAGCAACCAGAATTAGGTTTTGATAGTGAGAAGGATCTTGAAGACAGTCTTAAAAATATATTTGCTGATATAATAACAGGTATGGTGGATCATATGCTCGACTACTTTGGAGAAAAAGCAATCTTTAAGAAAACTGAATTAGATGATTGGATGGCTCCTATTTTGGATAAGGTAGTACTTGAGTATAAGAACACTTTAGTTAAAAACCCCAAATGGAATGAAGGTAATTGGAAAGATTATTTTAATGATCAAATGGATTCTAATCCAAGGTTATCAAAAATAACAAATTCCTTATCCAGAGGATGTATTAATTACACTAAATGGTTGGTTCTTAGTGAGCATGACACAAAAATGCTATGGGTTATTAATAGCAATGAGTGTGGTCATAGAGGTAAATTAAAAGATGTTCTTTCTAAGGATCATTTCCAGATTGGAAATATGAAACTTCGTTTTCCTAATGAGGTTTTAAATTTCTCATGTGATTGTACCTTAATTGAAAACAAATTAAAGGATAAGGAGTAATATTATGGCTTATGCACTTTTGGCAAAAGATGGTCGGCCCATTTTGAAAGATGGTGATCCGGTTAAGGCAATGGACATTACAGTAGAGAAGATTGAACAATTAGATGAAGGACAAAAATCTTTTATTGCTGTAGCTTCAACTGAAGATGAGGATAGAGATAAAGATATTATTCGTCAGGAAGGATGGGATCTTAAAAACTTTAAAAAGAATCCAGTAGTTCCCTGGAGTCATAACTATTGGGCGATTCCCATAGCAAAATCATTGAAAACATGGGTTGATAAAGCTTCTAAAAAACTTTTATTTAAACCTATGTTTGATGAAGATGATGATGAAAGTATGAAGATCTTCAACAAATTTAGGAAAGGATTTTTGAAATCTTTTTCTGTTGGTTTTAAAGGACTTAAATTTGAATACCGTAATGAAGATGATCCTTGGTTTGGAGGATTAGAATTTCTTCAGCAAGAGTTACTTGAGATTTCAGCAGTAGCTGTTCCTGCTAATCCCAATGCTACTGTGAGTTTAAATGGTGGTGATGCTGTGCAAAATCTTTTGCAATTGGGTTATCCTCAAAAATATGCAAAAACTGAACATGGTCTTTTTTATCCCATTCGTGAGGAATTAGGCGAATTTATTAATCCTGAGATTAAAGATGTTGAAGAAGTTGAAGGTATTCAAATGGTTTCTGCCAATACTATTTCTGAATTAAAAGAGGATGGTTCTGGTGGAATGCCAATGCCTATTGGTTATTACTTTGATCCTGAAAAATGGTCAACTGATGGAATCAAATCTTGGATTAATGATAATAATGATAAGACTTACAAATATCATTACTACAATTGGAAATGGATTGGTGATGATGATGAGAAAAAAGACTTTGAGGTTGAAATGTTGGAGGGCGAAAAAAGTCTTCCTGATTTCGATGAACCTATCCCTGCTGTTTGTCCTGCTCCTACAAATGACGATGATAAATCGGAGGAGGATGATGATAAATCAAATGACGATATTGTTGATACTGAAAAAACATTGACAGATCATTTTGATAAGGTAACGGAATTATTTGGTAAACACCTTGATGCTATTTCAAATGGTGTCGAAACTGCCCTTGAAAAAGTGTTTGAAGGCTTATCAGAAATTAAATTATTGCTTAGTGAGAAAGATGTTGATTCTGGTATTGAAATAGATGATAATAAGGATAATGATGGTTTGGCTCCTGATGACGATAAGAAGAATGATTCAAAATCCGATGATGACATTGAACTTGATGATTCATTGCTCTCCCCTGACAATGATAAAACCAAGAACGATGATATGATCGAATTGGATGATGATTTATTATCTGATAAGGATAATGCCATAAATGCGGTTAAATCGGTATTTAGTGATAAACTGAAGGAAACGTTAAAAGAAGTAAAAGATTCTTTTAAGATTGAAGTTTAATTTTAATTATTTATAGGAGGATTAATTCCATGAAACTTAGTAAAGAAGAACTGATCAGCTTGCTAAAGGGGCAAGTTGAGGATGCTTTAGTTGGTGATGAATTTTCTGGTATGGTGAAAGATACCGTTCAGCAAATGATCAAAGATTTGCAGGAAGATATTCAAGTTCCTTTTAAAGCAAAAGATGTTACTAAATATCTTATAACCAATCCTACTTTGAAAATTGATGGTGGGATTATGAGTACTCCACAAGGTTCGGTCATCAACCTTAATAATAAGAGTAATCCTTGGGTACAGTGTTCCCCTGAGATGACTCAATGGGCCAAAGACTTTGCTGGTTATTTGAAAAGTGGCCTTGTTACCAAACTGATGACAGAGGGTGCAGATGAAGCAGGTGGTTATCTTGTACCGGAAGAATTTCGTAATATGATGATCATGTACGATGCAGAGGATACGCTTGTATGGCAGCGGTCTACTGTTTGGCCCATGAGTGGTGAGAAAATTCAGTTTCCGAAACTCCAACAGAATCCCGATGTGCAGGATGCAGGGTTTGACAACTTTGCAGGTGTTACCTTTGATTGGGTAGAAGAAGGTGGAGAGAAACCGGAGACCGAACCCAACTTTGGAATGGTCGAAATGATTGTTCATGAGCTTGCAGGTTATACGGAAATCACCAATACCCTGCTGGATGATTCGGTTATCAACTTGGTCAATTACCTTACTCGCCTTTTCCGATCTGCATGGTATTGGTATACGGATAAATCCTTTATCCAGGGAACCGGAGGGAAACAACCGTTGGGTATTATCAATGATCCTTCGATCCTGAGTGTTTTCCGTCAGACCGCAGATTCTATTGAAGTGCAGGATGTTTTGAATATGGAAGCACGTATGCCAGCAGTATTTGATAACAATGCTGTTTGGTTTATTACCAAGCAAGGTCGTGCTTCTCTCCGTGGACAGACTGTGAGTGCTTCTTCTAAGGAACTTGTTTTGCAGGAGATGTATGGTGATATTTCCAGGGGTTATGATATGACTATCCTGGGTAAACCCGCATTCTTGGCAGATGGTAAAATTCCTGCCCTTGGTTCTACCGGAGATCTTATCCTGGGTACATGGACTTGGTACTATGTTGGTTTCCGTCAGGATTTTAGCATGGACTCCTCACGTCATTACAAATTCCGTAATAACAGAACGGCCCTAAGATGTTCTGGTCGCCTTGATGGTCAGGCAGCTATTCCTCAAGCTTTTGTTGCTCTGGATGCTGCTCTTTCTTAATCGGTGATTTAAATAAAGTATAATTCTTAATTAAAGACTAATTTTCAATTAACACTATTACGGAGGAATTTATTATGTTTGATATGCTTAACAATTACAAATTCGGGTACTTTCAGCAAGCCGTTTCTGATTCTTCTGGTGCTGCTGCAAATGCACCGGATGATGATGGTGTGGATCTTTGGGCCGATGTTCAATTGCCTAATAGTCTGCTTATTCTTGCTGATGTTGGTTCTGTTGGTACTGGTGGAACTTTGGATCTGATTATTCAGGATTCACCGGATCAATCAACTTGGGATGCCGATTTTATTACGGTAGAACAGATTGATGAAGCAGGTCTATATCTCATTGAGGTATATGATCCTAATCGTTATGTCAGAGTCAACGTTACTGTTGGAACTGATGCGGTTGTTTGGTCTTGTCTGTATATGACCTTTGAAAATCAGCGCAGACCTGTAACTCAGGTGGGAACCAAACCTACCTTGACTTATGGAACATTACGTAAACCTAAGTTTGCAGCGTCTTAATTCTGGTACAATGCAGTAAACCGGAATGAGTAAGTGAGAGGGTAGATATTCCGGTATCTACCCTCTTTTTTTAGAAAGGTGGTTAATTATGAAAAAGAGGTATAAGCTGACAGATCGGAACTTAATAAGAAGTTTTGGTAAGATTACAGTTGATTTAGATGAAGCTGCTGGAGAACGTCTTGTTAGAGCAGGTAAGGCAATTAACTCAATAGCTTCAGCTTCTGTTGAAAGAAAATCATTACATTCCCCTCCTCAAAATAAAGCAATTTTTCATCCTCCTGAAGAAAAAGCATTTTCAGAATTAGGAGATGATGGGGGTTTTAAATATCCTGGGCCTGAAGATAAATTGTTTCCCCACATAGCAAAATAAGAGGTAGATGATGGGCTTAAATAAAAATGCATTAATAGATAGTACATATTATTTTCAAATGTCAGATGAAGAAGATTTACTTGAAGATGAAAGAATAAAGAATATGATTGAGGATTTGATTAATGCTGTGTCTACTCAATTTGAAAAATTCTGTAATCGTTTTTTGGTAGAAAGGACTTTTACTTATGATATAGCGGATACCGTTAATTACGATGTTAATCTTCTTCATTACTCCATCTTTGATGCTCCTAAATTGGGTTTCTTATATTTGCCAACCTATCCTGTGTCATCCATAACTAAACTTGAAATAAGCGGTGTTGAAATTTCAGCAGCAGCATCAGATGATTACGATGCTTCTGACGGTTACATGCTATACAATGCAGCAGGTAAAATTATTTATAGTCAGGGTTTTGATTTTCCATATCTTCAGAATGTAAAGATAATTTGGAAAGGTGGTTATAATGATGATCATCCTGAAATGTCGGATCTTAAATATCTTTGCTTTATGGCAATTAAAAATTATGTGAATGCACCAGAAAATACAACGATGGAATCAGAGAGGATGGGTAACTATACCTATAAATTAATGTCTCCTTATTTTCAAAAAGAGTTGAGAGGATATTCTCCTCAGATATTTGAAAACTTAATGAAATATCGAAAGGTAGCTTTCGCATGAGTTATAAAGGCTTATTGGCTCATAGGTGTGATATTCATAGGGTGACTACAGTTGTGTCAACTGTTCATGGATACAGTACTCCTAAAACTTTTACTCTTTTGAAAGAGAATGTTCAATGCAGAATTCAAAATCTTTTTGAAAGTTCTGCTGGATTAAGGATTTTAACTTCAGGGGTTACAGCAGAAAATGATTACCTTGGATTTTTTTTAAAAGATGAGGATATACGAAAAGATGATAAAGTCATTTGGAATGGGATGGAACTTTTTGTAAAGCCCATTACTCCTGTATATGACAGTACCAAGCTACATCATAAAGAAGTTTATATGGGATTGTCTGAGACTTAATTATGTCTGGTCTATTTCAGGAACAAATAAAAAGAGAGATTATTAATTTACGTAGGGTTGTGAAAGGAAGTAGATTAGGTAAACATATATCTGATGATATTTTAATTCCTATATTAGAACAGATAGATCCTATAGTTGATGATATGCTTAACTGGATAGGATGGTATCTTACTGAAGAAATAAAACACACATTGGCAACTGCTCAAGGTTCTGGATTTGTTTATTCAGTTTATTATGTGGATGAAGGGGCTTTTCAAAAATATACTAAAGTGGGTGAATATGAATCATCACAAAGAGGTGGCCCCCCAATATCTGAAAATATAGGAGATATTGAAATACCCCAAAGTGGCACTTTGCTTCAATCGATTATGTACCAGATAAGAGGTAGTAGTATTGTTTTAGGAATTGCAGATAATAAAACTCCTTATAATGTTTGGTATAATGAGAATTGGCCTGGAAAATTATTTATTAGTGAGGGTGAAGGACGTTCCGCTTCAGTTTATGGATCTATTTTAGATAGTCCTGATTATGCTTACTATCGTCCATATTTTACTTCAATTATTCGTCAGATGAAAGGTAAAATAAAAAAACAATTTAGAGAACATTTTAATAAAGAGATTAGGAGAGTAACAAGAAGAACTTCAGTTACAAGAGCCATTGAGATACATTTTAGATGGATAGGAAATGAATAATGATTGAAACTGATCAATATCTTGTACAAAAAGTTATTAATGATACAACGTTGAAATCTTTGATGGGAATCAGTGTAAATGATAAAAGAATTTATGCATGGTATCCCACAATGGACGTTGTTTATGAGTCTTCCTATCCTTGTGCCATTGCTTATCGTAAATCGGTCAGGGGTAGAGGGGCAGAATGGTCTTATCCTTATCAGTATCCAAATATAGCTTATTATCTACGTACACTGTCAATTAATCAATTAGTACTTGGTCAAGTTGCCGAAAGGCTAATTGAATTATTTGATGAAACGTATAAAGATTATACTACTTCTTGGATTATCGGTAAGATAAGTATCAACTCTGTAACGGATGCTCCAACAGAAGGTGATGCTGGAAATCCAATTTTTGTTAAAGTTGTTTCCTTTAGTTTTAACAATATTTTTAAAAGAACTTAGAAGGGCAGTTAATATGGTGGATGATCAATACAAGTATCGGTTAATTCGGGTAGTTTGTGAAGGAAAAATTAAGTGCTGCAAATTTTGTGACGATTTAGATTATGAAAAAAAACATGAGGGGTTTTGCTCTAAATGTGGAAGACCTCTTGATAAAAAACCAGGGGAGCTATGTAATTTCATAATTGGTTATGTAGATCGTACATTTAGGCAGCAGCAAAAAGTTCATTTTAAATGTAAAATGTGTTCAACAATAACAACTGTATAACAGGAGGATTTTATTATGCCACAATATCCGTTGTCTTTTGATTCGGATAACATATCCATCGGCCCTTGTTACGTTTTTTTTGCAGGTGTACACGTAGGACATACCTTTGGTGGTGTTACCGTTTCGATTACTCAGAATACCTATGAACTGAAATCTGATCAATACGGTGAAACTCCGTTGAGGGTTTTGGATGCAGGTTTGGTTATGGAAGTTACAGTTAACATGACTGAATCTACTTTTGCTAACCTTAAACTGTTGTTTGCTTCAGCAACAGATGAAACTACTTACCTTACTTTTGGTAAACCCGTTGGTGAGCTTGTCACAACTGGTGAGCTTGTGTTGGAACCAATTGATGGATCTGAAATTTATCAGATTTATAATGCTGCACCGAATGTTGGTGGTGCTGTTGAAATAGCTTTTACCACTGATAACCAGCGTGTATATGCTTGCCGCTTTATGGGCTTAATTGATGATGCAAGAGTATCAGGTGATCAGCTATTTCGCATCGGTGGATTTTCGTCTGCTTAATTTATTAGGTTCTCAGATGAAGTTTTAAAATCTGCCGTTTAGAGAGGGATCTATGCTATTTGCAATTAACCTTAACTGGAAAAATTAATGCGGTAATAATAGATCCCTCTCTTATATAAAAACAAATTATTAAATAGTGCAGTTAACCTTAACCAAGGAGCAAATTATTATGACAGAT